TTTGTTACAATTAATTCTTTTTCTTTTGTATCACCAATTTTTTCTAAATCACTTCCAACAGTTAAAGGGTAGCCATATTTACCTTTATTTGTTTCTGTTTGTAAATTTTTGTTAATTTCTATGGTATTACCGTATGATGTTTCAAACTCTGTTGGTCCGTATATGTTATTAACATACAATAATTTTTCTTGTCCGTCTCCAATTTTTTCTAATTTAGAGTTAATGGAGTTTTTAAAACCATATAAACCAAAATTAGTTTCAACATTAAGATTAACGTTAATATTGACCATATCTCCGTAGGTGGAGTTACTATTATCAGGGCCATATTTATTTTGTTTATATAAATCTTTTTCCTGTATATCACCAATTTTAGAAATTTCTTCAGAGTCTTTTACTGAATAATCTACAATTTGAAATTCTTTGTTTTGAAAAGATTCTCCAAAAGATGTACCGTCAACACGATATGGTTTAAGATTTCGTGTTAATAATCTTTTTCTAAAGTTTTCAGAAGAGTTAAATGAAAGTGGACTATCCATTTATTTGTTTATTTTATAAATAGACATAGCTTAATTTTTATCCTCTTTTTTGAGTAATAAATGCATTTGATAATTTATCTGAATATTCAGCACTTAATCTAGTATTGACTGTGGACATAATCGTATCTTTCAATTGAGCGGTATTTAAAACTTCGTTTATTAGATTTTGTGGTATATTTGTGTTGATGTTTAAAGTAAGTTCAGTTTTACCCCCTATTTCTACTTTTTGAGTTGTTTCTGTATTAGTTGGTGAAAATGAAGAAGATTTTGTTAATAAGTCAACCAAATTTTGTGATGGTTGAGCAGTGGCGTTTTTATATAATAAAGATAAATCTCCTCCCGATTTGGGACCACCAATTGATTTAAAATTGTTTTGAGATTCATTATATTTGTTAATAGGACCTCCAATTGATTTCAAATTGTTTTCAGCTTCATTGTATTTGTTAAAAAAATCTCCAATTCCAGGAGAAAGTAACATATCATCTTTAGTGTCTCCCAAAAATTTACCAAAAGAACCCGTAACCATTTTTCCTCCACCTGCAGGTACAAACGCATCAAATGCTAATTCCGCTGTTGGAGTAGGGCTGTATTCAGGACTTGAAGGCTCTAAAATTTTAGTTTTTAAAAGTCTTGCTAATTGGCCTGACAAGGTTACTGAAATATCTACAAATGTTTTGGTTATATTTTTTAAATTTGAATAAAAATTAGTAAATTCGGTATTAATACCAGATATTTGTGTATCTATATTATTTTTCAAATTATTGAATATGGTTTCAGTATCGGTTCCAGGACCTCCTGTTTGTTGTCTTAACTTTTCTATCATTTCAGTTCCTGTGCCCTTTCCTTCTAATGTCTTAATTCCTTGGTTTTGTATCGCAATTAAAGTATTTTTCATTTGTTCTTGTACCGAAAGAGAACTTTTTGCAGTATTAACCATTTCCAATTGAATGTCCTCTTCACTTTTACCCATATTTTTGTTGTACTCACTCAACGCATTTATAAAGTTATTATCATTCATAAGTGTTGCTAAGTCTTTTCCGGCTTCATCAAAATTTGGTAGGTCTATAGAAATTTGACCTCCAGGTCCAATTTCCGCCAAACTAGAAACCAACCCTCTTTGTTCCTCAGTTAATTTGGATAAACTACCAACTCTTGACATTATTTCTTGTTCTTTTCTGGCGTTGATTGCTCCTTTTGCTACGTCTTCATAAGTTAGACCTAATATTTTTGCTTGTTGTCTAAGTCTAAGCATTTCTTCACCACCAATTTTAAAATCTCCTGTAGTTTCATTAAAATCTACCGCAGAAGAGGACGCTTTAATTAATTCGTCCTGAAGTCCTTCAATATCATACATTGCCATACGATATAACTGACCCGGGTCACCTAACGCACCTATATTACCTCCTAAAGCTTGTAATTCAGAAGACTTTTTTACCGCATCTTCAAGTCCCCCTTCTAAAATCCCATCAGAAACCGTTTGAGCATATTTTAAATCAAATCCAACTCTTTGAGCTTGAGCGGCCATTTTTGTTAAACCTTCTACACCATTTTTGAAACCGTATATTTGAGCTTTTTGAATATTATCAGACACTGTTTTGGTTAATGTTTTAGCATCTAAACCAAAAGCCCTTGCGGTCATTGTGGCTTTGTTTAATACATCTATAGACTTTTTTTGACTGTTTCCGTATGCGGTCATTTGACTAATTAACTTACCTACTTCTTCGGGTGTTTCACCAATTACTTTACCTAAAACTAATGCGTTTTTGGTGTTTTCTTGAGTAAAAGGAACCATCCTTTGCATTTGAGAGGCCATTGATGAAATTAATTTAGACGAATCGTCGTACGCAAATCCCAACTCCATATTTTCTAAATAAATTTGGGACATGGTTTTCCTGTAAGATTCAGAGACACCGTTTAATCCGGTCGTTAGACTTCTGTTCAGGTCTTTTGCTTTTGATTCTATAGTTAAAAAATAATCTTCAATTCTTTTAAGACTAAAAGCGGACTTAGTTGCTTTAGTTATATTTTCTAAATAACCAAATGACCCCATTTCGTTAAAATTAGGACCACTAGTAGAGTCACCAAAAGGGTCAGTATAACTTAAAAACATCATATAGTTTTATTTAATAAATATTATTCTTGTTGTTTTTTATTTTCTTCAATCAACTTATTAATGAAGAACTTTCTTTCATATGTTGGCATACTCATAATGTCTCGATAAGAAAATCTTGCGAACTTGACCAAATAATATATTTCGTCTAAAAGATGTTTTTGATAATCAGAAGAAAGGGCGAAAAAATTCCACCCCAAAAGCAACATCAATAGTCACTTTTTCTCCAGACGGGGTTTGAATTACTTTTTGTAAATCGATTTTTGGTTCACATTTATATGCAAATCTTCTAAAGTCTTTTGCATCTGATATTGGCATTTGATTGATAAACTTCACAATTTGAAGTGGGTCTTTAACACCATCAATTTCTACAATTTGTTTTTCTAATTTTTTTGTCGCAATAGGTACGGTCATACCGGCCGGATATTGAGAATTAAATTTGTCCAACTCTTTTTGGTCTCCAACTGTCAACAACCTAAACTTAACTTCTTTTTTTGATTTTGGTAGTACGTAGGAAAATAATCCTTCAAAATCAGGTTTTTCTTCAATCGGTTTGTAATCCAACGCATCTAAAAGAACAGTTGTTTCAAAAGTTTTGTTTGTTCTTGGGTCAGTAACAGTGAAGTTATATTCAGGACCAAAAGATGTGTTTCTTAAAAAAATTAAAACTGCTTGAACGTCACAATCCAACATATCATTAATGTTAAATCCAGGTTCATATATTTTTTGTCTAAGTAATGAATAAATAATCCCATCTTTATCGTTATTTTGTGACATCAAAATATTTTCATCTTGTGCGGTTAAAAACCCCACTTTAATAGTTTCTTTTTTTGGTTTGTAAAATATACCTTGTGATGGTAATTTTATTACGTCATGTGGCAAATTAAAATCCATTTGCCCGTATTTTGCTGATTCGTCCATAGTTTTTATTTTAAAAATATTTTGAATAAAATTATTGTAAATAAAAAATCCCATCTATTGACGGGATTAATTATAATTTTATTTTTAAAATTTTAGTATACCAATATACATCTATCAGGTCTTAAAGTCATCTCAACTGTTGCAAGGTCTGAGTCACCATATCCAACATCACCAAATTTAGCATCTTTTAAACTGCAATTTTGTAATATCCACTTTTCTACTGCAACTCCTGTTGGGTCTAACATTTCTAAATTTACGTCTTTTTTGTAACCCGCGGCATAACCCATACGACCTGTTACAGATTCGGCATGTAAACGAACCCATTCCATTACCGCCTGAGATGCTGATGGACCAATCGGGTCTCTTAATTTAACACTTATTTCACCCCAAGTAAAAAACCCCGCAACATAAGTTTCTGTATTCAAAAATTTAATCTCCTTGTGGTCGATGGTAATTGATGGTCTTGACGCGCTTTCAACATACCATGAATTAATACCCAAACTAGAGTCAAATGTTAGTATAAACCTATTTTTCTTTTTTGGTTCGTACTGAAACGGCATTCTCATTAATAAATCAGCCATGTTTTCTTATTTTTTAATTTTTATTTTATTTTACTATAAATACTTACTAAATTATTTTTTGTATTTACTTTCAATTATTTTAAATTTATTCTATAACTAGAAACTAGTATTTAACTTTATTTCCTCCTTTTGTTAAATATAAGTTTAAAGGTAATTCTTCATACTCACTAGATAATAATTCTTTAATTTTTTCAACATTTCTTAAATCGTCATCTGAAAAACCAATATAAGGTTCCCAACTTGAATTAAATTCAACATCATTTTTAAACATAGGACTACCCTCGACCCCGTAACGACTTTTTAATTCACTTGCCAAACTCTTACAATAAGATATAAATTGTTTTAATGCATCAAATTTTGCTTGTTCAGGATTAGAAGCATTCCCCTTTTTAAAAGACACGGGTTCAAATTTACATAAGTCCAAATAGTCATTAAGTTCTGATGGTGACAATGCTTTAACAGTAGTGTCCGCTTTAACTTTGTTTCCTATTTCTCGATACTTGTATAGATTTCTAGCTAATTCTCTTGAGTCTATTCCGTTTTTATTACTCATTACTAAGTTGTAAACAGCCTCTCTTAAAGTTTCAGGACTATGACCTCTAGCGGTAATTATAGAAAAAACTGACCCACCATTTATACATTCCACAAAATCAGACCAAGACGGACCGGGTTTTGCAACCATAGAATCAATAATAAATCTTTTGTTTCCAAACTCTTTGAAGTTTTTAAATGCCCCAATAGAAAATGCAACGATTCTTTTACCTTTATACGTAAACGGTTCAAAACCAATTTTTTCTCTGTACTCGGCAAAGTCTTCTGTTGACATAGGTATTTCATTTTCGTCTTCATCCATAACCAAAATAGAAGTTGGCATGAATAAAATATTATCATCCCAATCAAATGCATAATATTTTAAGTCAGGTCTACCAACATCATCAAATCCTTCGTTCAATCTTTGTCGAACAAATTTTCTAACATATTCTTTAATATCCATTATTTTTGAAGTTTTTCTAAAAGTTTTTCTAACTGAGATTCAGTTAAAACTACATTTTGTTTTTTTGTGGAATAAGTTTTGTCCGACCAATCTTTGATTCCAACTGACTCTTTAATAACTTTCTTTTTAATTTTCATTTTATTTATATTTTAAAAATAAGTGGGGGAGTTACCCCCCACATTTATTATACGTTGTCAAATGATGCTCCTGTTGGTGTAATAACAAACTCGATGTCAATGTATTCTAACGCTCTTGTTGGTTTCAAGTAAATCTTACCTGTAAGAGTGTTTGAGTCTAAATCTTCAGGTGTATTTGAAACTGTAACTCTAAAGTCAATCAAACCTCGGTCTCTTCTAATTGAATCCAAAATTGGATTTACTGAATCTAAGAAGTCTTGTCTTACTTTGTCATCATTTTGTTCAAATAACAATCTAATTGCCACTGCTGAAATTAACTTACGAGCTTGTAGTAATAATCTTCTAACATTGATTCTGTCAAGTGCAGATTCTCTAATTTGTAGAGTTTTATTACCCCAAATTACCGTACCAACATCATTGAAAGTTGCAATTGGGTTGATTCTACCTTTATATAATACATCTCTATCTTCTTGTGTCAACTTACGTCTTGCTCTAATTGCGTTTACAAGACCTCTCGTGTAACCCGCCGATGCGAACCAAGGGAATGCGATGTTGTCTGTCAATGCTAAGTTTTTAGTAACTTCAGCCGTAGGGGGAAGATAAATTTGTGTGTTATTAACACTATCCCTTGTTAATACCCAAGGGTAGTAAGTTGCTGTGTAGTTAGAGTCTATACCCGTAGTCTCTAAATTGTCAACCGCCTGTTGAGGATAAATTAACCCCTCTTCTATATTTTGGTAAGAAGGTAAGAATAAGTTAAAGTCAGGTGTAGTACAGATGTAAATTGAATCTGCTCTATCTTCTTCAATCAAATTAACCGCATCTTCAACTAAGTTACTGTTGTTTACATAGTCAATTCCTGGTGTAACAAACACATTTATATTTGTAGATTCAGGATTAGAGAATGTTGATTGACCCCATTTGTAAGCGTAGTAGTCAGTGTTCGCCCAAGTCTCTTGGTTTGGTCCTGAAATTTGTTTGAACGCTCCCCAACCTGATGCTGTAGGATACGTTGCGGAAGCTGCTGCTCCTTGTTTGTATCCTGTCTGACCTAACGCGAATGTATCGGCGTTTGTTCTTGATGCTCTATAAATGTCCCAACCGTCAAATCCGCCGTAAGCATATACGGTATATTTTCTTGTATTTAAGTTGTAATAAGGATTATCACTGTCTAAAGGTTCGCTCGAGAATGAACCCGCACCCACTTCAAACGCTGACTGACCTGAAGTAACATAAGCATTAGAAATAGTTACAATAGTTGCTCCACTATCCATATGGAAACCTTTAGTAACATAACCCCAATCAGGACCTGTAGTATCAGTTGCAATATTTGTAGGAAGTTGTTTACCTTTGTATTCAAAGAAATCATAATCAACACCCGTGATATTAGAAATACCCAAGTATGCTCTTCTAACATTTTCACCTGATGAAATTCTAATATTATCACCACCGTTTGCAGAACCAAAAGGAGGGTTGTCAATTTCATCACCCGCCTTTAAATATCTTGTTTTGTATATAACAAATGGAGGTGTTGCATTTGAGTATTCTCTCATGATGTAACCCTCGAATCCACAAGGAAGAGCGTCTGTTGGTGCTTCATCAGCCATTTCAATCATCAAGTATTTAGATTTTACTTGATATTCACCATTAGAAGTACCAATTTTATTTGCTATAAAGTTATTTTGTGAAG